CAACGAGGCCCACATCATCGTGGAGAACAACAGCCACGGCATCTTGACCTGTACACGTCTCGGAAAAGACATGTCCTATCCCAACTTCTACACAGAAGTGCAGATGGACAAACTGACTGATCGAGAGACAGTCAAGCTAGGTTTCACAACCACATCTAAAACCAAACCATTGATCATCGACGAACTCCGAGCAGCCGTCAGAGACAATGATATTGAACTAAACGACAAGGTCACGCTGCGTGAAATGCTGACCTACATCGTCACCGAGAGTGGATCGATGGAAGCGGAGGGTGGCTGCTATGACGACTGTGTCATGAGCCTAGCACTCGCCAATCACGTCCACCAAGGAGTGTGGGAGCCAATTGAGGCAAGTGACAACTATTATATAGAGATGGTCTGAACATGACAGAATACAAAAAGCTGGATGACGACGAGATCGCAGTTGTCCTTGATGACTGCATCCGCCGCAGCACTGGCTACTATGACAGTCAGATCTCGCGTGAGCGTAAGAAGGTCGTGGACTACTACAACGCCACCCTGCCACGCCCAGCGCACGACGGTAACTCTAAGTACGTCTCCATGGACGTCTATGATGCCGTCGAGAGCATGAAGGCTGTCCTACTGGAGACCTTCTCTGCTGGTCACAAGGTGGTGCGCTTTGCCCCCCAGAATGCTGATGACACGCTCATGGCTGATGTCGCCAGTAACTACGTGGACTATGTGGCCAATCGTCAGAACAACCTGTTTGATGTCATGCAGACTGCAATCCACGATGGCCTAATCGCCCGCGCTGGGCTTGCTAAGGTCTACTGGTGTAATCAAGACGAAACCACCAACGAGTACGTCTCGCAGCTGACTGAAGACGAACTCGACGCCATGCTTGCAGAACCCAACATTGAGATCGATGAGATCGAACAGGATGCAACTGGCCTCTACAGTGGTACCCTCGCTGTCACGCGGGACACCTCACAGGTGAAGATCGAGAGTGTGGCCCCTGAGAACTTCTTGATCGAACCACAGGCAAAGTCGCTTACTGATGTGAGTTTCTGCGCAGAGCGGCTTTTGCTGTCCATGTCAGACCTGCGTGAGATGGGCTACGACGAAGATCTCCTCGATGATATTGGAGCGGGTGAAGAATACTCAGCTGAAACTGACCCAGAGGTCATGGCTCGGTTTGAAGAAATTGGTAGCGACCGTGGATTTAACTCCAACTCCTACCAAGACCAAGTCCGCCTAGTCACTGTCTATGAGTGCTACGCTAACTTGGATTGTGAAGGCACAGGTATTGCCGAACTATATAAGATTACAAAGGCGGGGAATGTCATTCTCGATAAAGAGAAAGTCACCCGCAAACCATATATCGCTTTTGTTCCGCTACCTGTGCCTCACGCCTTTTGGGGCAACAACTTCGGCACCAAGGTACTGCCCACTCAGAATGCACGAACAGTTCTGACACGGTCTATCCTTGACCACGCCATGATCACTAACAACCCACGCTATGTCGTCACCAAGGGATCTCTCACGAACCCTAGAGAACTGATCGACAACCGTGTGGGGGGTATCGTCAACGTCACCCGACCTGACGCTATCATGCCTATGCCACAGGCCCCTCTGAACCCGTTCATCTTCCAGACCATCAAGATGCTGGATGACGACAAAGAGGAAACCAGTGGTATCTCTCGCCTGTCTCAAGGTCTCAACAAGGATGCCATCAGTCAGCAGAACTCTGCGGCTATGGTTGAGCAGTTGGCGACTATGTCTCAGCAGCGTCAGAAGATCATCGCCCGCAACTTTGCAAACAACTTCCTGCGGCCCCTCTATATCTTGGTCTACCAACTGGTGGTCGAGAACGAGGATCAACAGAAGATCGTGGATCTGGCTGGTCAGTTTGTCCCTATCAAGCCCTCCCAGTGGGCCGACAAGCGTGACGTCACAGTTGAGATGCACCTCGGTTACGGTGAGCAAGAGCGGGAAGGTCAGAAGTTCTTGGCCATGCACCAGCTACTGTCTGCAGATCCATCCATTGCGATGATCTATAGCGCAGAACAGAAGCACAAGATGCTGACCCGTATCATGGAACAGTCTGGTATAGTTAATGCCGCGGACTATCTGAAAGACCCTGCCACGATTGAGCCTCCACAGCCTGATCCAGCGCAGCAGCTTCAGATGCAGATGGCACAACAGCAACTTGAGATCCAAGAGCGTCAGACCAAGCTGGGTGAACTCAAGGCACAGAATGATGCTGAGATGGCCCGCATGAAGCTGGAACTTGAGCAGCTGAAGTCCGAGAGATCCTTTGCCCTTCAGTCGGATGGTATGGACCTCAAAGAGGCTCAACTGGAACACAAGCGGCACATCGACAATTCCGAGTTGGATATCCTCAAAACTACGGAAGATCTCCGTGGTATCGCAAGTCCAACTGGTTAAGCGACACGCCCATAACACTCACAAGAGGCGACCCAAGTGGTCGCCTTTTTGTATTTCCAAGGATAGCAAATGAACGAACAAGAAGAGCAAATGGTGGCGCTAGGCATGGATGCCGAAGCGTTACTACAGTCTGAGGTTTTCACCAATGCAGTGAACACCCTCACGGAACAATCGTTCCAAACATTCGTCAACACAGACATCACCGAAGTCGAGAAGCGAGAGCGTCTCTACAACCACTACCGTGGGATCGTTGATGTGGTCGGAACCCTGAGACAGTGGGTCGCCGTCCGTGACGAAATCTATGCAACAGCAGACAACCTGCAAGAGGAGGTGGACCATGAGTAACGTCCAAACAGCCAACCTTGAACCGCAGCTATCACTCGATCTCGATGATGCTGCAGACGCCATTCTAGACCGCTGGTCGGACGGAGAAATCCTATCTGATGAAGAGGACCAAGAGGCAACACCAGAACCCGTCGAAGAGACAGAAGACGATACTGGTGAATCTGATGAAGATACCGAAGAACCCGAAGACGACGAAGATGACGACGCAGACCCTGACGATGAGGACGACGCCGAAGAGACTGAAGATGACGATGAGGAAGCCGACGAGGATACTGATGGTATCACCGACGACACCCTGATTGACATCCTGATCGACGGTGAAGCCAAACAGGCATCTGTGAAGGATCTGAAGCGACTTTATGGTCAAGAGGCATCTTTGACACGTAAGTCTCAAGAAGTTGCTACCAAGCGAAAAGAGGCCGAAGAGGCCATCGTCAAAGCAGACGCATCATACCGCAAACTCTTGGAAAATGCCGAGGCTCGTTTCAAGCCTTACGCCGACGTGGACATGCTACTAGCTAGTCGCAATCTGTCCTCAGAGGACTTCACGCAACTCCGCCAAGACGCCAAAGCCGCCGAGGAAGACCTTAGTTTTCTCCGCCAAGAGGCTACTCAATTCTACCAAACCCAACAGTCGTCTGCACAGCAGCAACTGCAGGAAGCGGCGAAGGAGTGCTCACGTATCTTGGAAGCCGAGGTCGAGGGTTGGGGGAACGACATGTACAACAACATCCGTTCCTACGCTGTGAAGCAAGGTCTCCCACAAGAGCAGGTCGATAAGTACGTTGATCCACAAGTGATCAAGATCCTTAACAAGGCCCGCCTCTATGACGAGATGAAGTCTACGGCAGACACGAAGAAGGCCAAGGCCAACGTCGTGCAATCCAAGAACAAGAAAGTCCTCCGCTCAAAGAAGGCACCAATGGCTCAAGATGAGTCCAACCGTGCTCGAATGAAGAAGACCCAATCCAAGCTGATGTCCAACTCCAGCCGCGCTGGTGACTTAGACGACATCACTGATGCTCTGTTGGCCCGCTGGGAGCAATAACCCTAGTCCCACAACGCCAGTAAAAGGAAAATCCCAATGGCTACTTATACTACATACGATCAGGTCGGTAAGGCTGAGTCAGTTTCTGATATCATCTCGACAATCACACCAACTGACACACCTTTCCACTCCATGATCAAGGACGAGAAAGTCGCTGCCCGTACATTCAACTGGCTCGAAGATAGCCTTGATGCGGCAGGTCCAAACGCTCAGGTCGAAGGCGCAGACGCTACCATGGGTACGCTGACAGCAGCCGTCGAGCGTTCCAACACAACGCAGATCCTCGACAAGGCCTTCCAAGTGTCCGCAACTGCAGACGCTATCAAGACCTATGGCCGTGCTAAGGAAACAGCATACCAGCTGGGTAAGGCCCTCAAGTCCCTCAAGAAGGACGTTGAGTATGCCTTGGTCGGTGTCGATCAGGCTGCTGTTGCTGGCTCTGGTGGCGTTGCCCGTCAGATGGCATCTGTATCCCAGCAGATCTCCAACACCACAGCATCCACTGGTGGTGCCCTCACAGAAGCCGACTTGCTTACTGCTGGTCAAGCTGCGTTCAACGAAGGTTCCGACCCATCGGTTCTGATGATCCGCCCAGCGGACGCTCAGACAATCGCTGGCTACGCAAGTGCCGCTGGTCGTAACCGTGAGATTGCTCAGAGCAAGACTTTGGTCAACGTCGTGGATTTGCTGGTCACCCCATACGGTGAGTACAAAGTGGTCTTGAACCGTCACCAGTTGACTGACCGTGCCTTCTTGATCGACCCATCCATGTTCAAGACATGCACACTGCGTCCGTTCACTCGCACACTCTTAGCAAAAACGGGTGACAGCGACAAACACCACATCGTCGGCGAAATGTCTGTCAAGCATAAAAACTTTTCAGACAGCCAAATGATTACTGGCCTGACCTAAACTCAGTCTAGTTACCTAGTTAGTCATCCGTGACTAATGAAGACCCCCATCGGAACACATAGGTTTTGCTCTCCTTACTGTGTGCCCTTTGGGGGTCTTTTTGATTCCAAGGATACCACATGTCTAAATCATTAGACCTACTAGGCGTCTCCACAGACTTCCTAGAGCAAGGCAATGACCTTGTACGCAAGCATACCCAGCACATCAGCCAAGCGTTCCTCGACGATCTTAAAGACAGTCGGAATGCCTCAACCAGTGGTCAATCTGGTGAGTTCATGCGGGCTGCATCCATCCCAGTTGCTGTCATCGAGCAGTGGACCCGTGAAGGTTTCAACATCTACGAAGCCACGGGCAAAGAGATCATCAAGCGCCTCCGTGATCAGAACCTCGATTACTTCTTGGCCACTGAAAAGCGCATCTAATCACTCCGAAGGAATAAAGAATGAACAAGGGTCAACTCCGCCTCCACTTCAAAGCCCTCTTGAACCGCTCTGACTGCGGGGATGCTCTTGCAGATACATTCATTGATCAGGCAATTGGACGCATCCAGCGCACCATCCGCATCCCATCCATGGAGAGACAGCAGGCCTACTCTTTTACAAGCGTAGACCCACAGGCCAGCATCATCCTCCCTGCAGACTTCCTAGAGATCATCGACATCTACTATGACAACTCTGCGCTGTCCCGCGTCCCCCTCAGGAACCTCCTTGAGATGTCCAAGGGCAACGATGGTGGATCTCCTAAGTTCTTCTCCCGAGAGCAAGGGTCTCTGGTCCTCTACCCACGTCCATCCTCTGGCACCCTCTACTTGAACTACTACGGTCAGTTCGAGGAACTCACGTCAGACACATCCACCAATGACATCACCTCCATTGCCTCTGATGCTGTTGCGTATGGTGCCTTGGCCTATGCCGCTGACTACTTCCTAGATGAGCGTGGGGGGATCTTTGAGCAGAAGTTCAAGGCCTTCATTGGTGAACTCCAAGAGCAAGCCAACGACGCTGAGACCTCAGGTACTGTCCAGAGCATCTACCCCTCGAACTTTTATCAGGACTAACAAGCATGGCAAAATCATCGTTCTTCAGCGGATCAGGCGTCTCCACCAATTACATACGTGACCTCGAGTCTATCACAGCAGAGACCGCAGCCCTCAAAGACGCTGCAGCTGTCTCCGCCTCAGAGAGTGCTACCAGTGCTAACGATGTCACCGAATCTGCCAACATTGCAGCCTCCAACGCATCCTCCGCCCAGCTATCAGCCGCCTCTGCCACCACTAGTCAATCTGATGCCGCAGCAAGTGCCTCTCAGGCCCTCTCAAGCCAAACCGCTGCAGCATCGTCCGAGTTTGTTGCGGATGCAAACGCTACTGCAGCTGCTGACTCAGAAGCCAATGCCACAGCCTCAGCCATCGGTGCAACCGCATCAGAAATCGCAGCTGGCACCTCGGCATCTCTAGCCTCCGCCAAAGCCTCTGACGCCTCCACCAGTGAAGCTAACGCAGCCACATCAGCATCCAACGCAGCCGCTTCTGAGACTGGGGCAGCTGCCCAAGCTACAACAGCTATCACTAAGGCATCAGAAGCGACGACGAGTGCTGACAACTCAGTAGCCTCCGCAGCCTCAGCGGCATCTTCTGTAGTAAGCGCCGCAGCCGAAGCAACCGCAGCCGCATCATCTGCTACTGCCGCTGCATCCTCGGCCACTGCCTCTGCTACTTCAGCCTCTCAGTCTGCTGTAAGCGCTGCGTCTATCGTCGATGACGTTGCTGACGCTCAATCTGCTGCTGCTCAGGCTCTGGGCTACCGTGACACTGCCAGTCTTCACAAGCTGGCTGCTGAGGCAGCTGCAGAGGCTGCTGCTACGTCAGCTACAAACACTGCCGCTGCACTCACTGGCTTTGACCTAAACGCCATCGCAGTTACCAAAGGCATCACTGGTCGCGCCGTATTCGTGTATGACACCAGCAAGGACAGTGACGGTGGTACATGGCGTAAGCGCACACAAGGCACTAGCTGGTATAACGAGACGCTGAACACTGCGACCCGTGGCTCTCGCCGTGAGTTCCCTGCTGTTGCTGTGATTGTGGCTGAGGCTGCTAAGGTTACTATCTACGATGGTGATGACCCATCGCTGCCGATGTGGATGGTGTTTAATCAGGTAGATGGCATTTGGGGCAACAGTGGCGGTTCGGCTACAAGTGTTTTTATCCTTAACTCTATCCTTTGTCTGGGCAAAGGCGGAAGCCAAGGTCTGTCTGTCTGGAATTTATTGCAAGATATACAGTATAACATTGACGACAGTATTGACGCTCGTTCGTATGGCAGTATTTCTGAAAGAAACACAGATAATTCTGCAAGTTACGGCATCTACACCACGGAACGACTTGTAGATGATACCGTCAACGACGTAGCCATGACCGTCCTGCCCGACGCCCCGATTGACCCTGCGACTGGGCTTCCTGTGCCTACGATTGCAGTGGCTACTGCTGGTGGCGTGAGTGTGATTAAGGATGATGGGACGGTTGTTGATAGTTCTGTTACATCATCCGTCAAGAAAGTTATGTATACAGAAGCTGGCGTTTATTGGTCAACAAACTCACAGTCAATTGCTCGATTTTTACCTTTTACCAATATCGTAGATGGTAGCGGTACTGTCGTCGATAACAGCATCCGCGAAATAGTACGCCTATCGTATTTTGCACACATGGGCGGCCATGATTTCGCAACAGGCGGAAACGGGACAGTGAACCTTGCCGGTTTGCAAATTGTCAAAGTCAATGCGGATGATACTTTGTCCAGCCCATCGGCGCACATTCACGCCACGTTCAACACTGGCTATCAGGTCGGCGACATCAAGGGTGCCTTCCTGTCCGATACCGATGACACCGATCTGGTTGAGACGGAGTTGGTGACGAATGGGACGTTTGATACTGATACGGATTGGGCGAAGGGTGCTGGCATTACTATCTCTGGAGGCACAGCAAATTGGGTATCTTCCACAAGCCAACTGACACAAGACATTGTTATATCTGCGGGTGCTCTTTATAAGGTTGACTTCACCGTGTCAGGGTACGTTTCTGGCGGTCTCGCACCAAGGTTTACAGGCGGGTCCCCTGTAGTTGGGTCGAGCGTTGCGGCAAATGGGTCTTATAGTCAATATCTCTTGGCTGTTTCAGATCAAAGCCTGCGATTTGATGCTGTTGGCTCTACTACACTATCCATTGACAACGTTTCCGTCAAACTCGCAGACGCAGACCGCTCGGTGAATAACAAACCCCTAAACATCCACGGTACTGTGACCCGCACCCCTGTAGCAACTGGTGCTGATCTGGTGGCGTACTCTGGTTTCTCTGGCAGCAACTACCTTTTAGCTAGCAGCAATCCTAGCCTCAATATGGGAACCAGCCCTTTTGTAATTATGGGGTGGGTATATGGAGGCTCCGACAACAACAACTTTATTGGTGCTTTAGACGGAGCTTCGGAGTATTTTAGGGTAGAGTCTAGAAGTGGTTATCAGTTTGGTTTTGCTTTTGCTGGTAGTTTTGTATCTTCGTCTGCAGGATTTTGGACCGTTAATAATTGGCAGCATTGGGCGCTTGTTTATGAAGGTAATGTAGATCAGGCGGTTTTATATAAAAACGGCGTTGCATTCCAAACACTTTCACTCGGAACTTTTGGCGACAGCTTTGACTTGAGCGACAAAGACCTTTTTGTTGGCGGTCATCCTATACGGACGGTTAAAGCAGATTGGAAACATTCTCTCCTACGCATCTCAGCCACCGCACCCACAGCCGAACAGATTGCCAAAATCTACGAGGACGAGAAGTTCCTGTTCCAAGAGAATGCACAGGCAACCCTCTACGGCACCTCTGAAAATGTCACAGCCTTGGCTCACGATGATGCCACGAACCTGCTCCATGTAGGCACGAGTGCTGGACGTTCAGTCTTCCAAGGTCTGCGTCGAGTATCCAACACGACCACTGCGGTCGGAACTGCAATCAGTGCCTCTAACGGAATGGTGGCAGAAGAATGACACCATTTCAGAATATAATCGGAAAGCGTTACGGCAGGCTCTTGGCTAAAGAGTTTGTCGGACGCAACAAAAGCGGCAGTGCCTTGTGGAAATGCACATGCGACTGCGGCACCGAGAAAGTGGCAGTACTTGGGCAGCTAAATGCTGGCAAGATAAAATCATGCGGCTGCTTGGCACGTGAGTTGGCGTCTGAGCGGACAGCAAAGATTGCAACAAAGCATGGAAACTGCACACGCACGTCACGATCATCTGAATACGATGCTTGGCGGTCTATGAAGCAACGCTGCCTAAACCCGAACTACAAACAGTGGAAGGATTATGGCGGCCGTGGCATCCAGATTTGCCAAAAGTGGGCTGATAGCTTTGACGCTTTCCTTGCTGATGTTGGGGAAAAGCCAGAGCCGCATCTGACACTTGATCGTATCGACAACAATGGAAACTATGAGGCTGGCAATATTCGCTGGGCAGATCGCACCACGCAGTCTCGCAACCGCCGTAACTATACGGGCGAAGGAGCAGCACAATGACTGTTTATATTGAAAAGCCAGCGGTTAATCTCCGTGAAGAACTAGCTTCCCTGCGTAATCAGGGGGGCTATCAAGAGCAGCAGTTCTACTTTGATGGGCTGGTGACTAACGGCACGTTTGATACGGATACGGATTGGACAAAATCAGAGTTCTCTATTTCTGGTGGCGTTGCTGTTCCAAACTCTTCTGCAACCACTTGCACATTATCCCAAGATAACTTGGGGATGGTTAACGGCGGCACTTATATTTTAGAATTTGATGTTTCTGGTCGAACTGCTGGTAACATTTATCCCCGTGCTGGTTCGTATTCCAACCTTGCAACTCTTAGCTCTACAGCGAATGGAACCCACACTTACACATTTGTAAGCTCAGATGATCTTATTCAACTTGTTACGAATGTTGGTTTTGACGGGGTTATAGACAACGTCTCCGTCTTCGAAGTCGATGCTAATGATGACGTAATCCACACCATGCCCAAAGGCTGGAAGCCAAAGGACGTCTTCGAGGATGGCCTGTTGCAGCGTGAAGGTGCAGCCCATGACTACGAAGTGGTCTACGATGGTTTCGACTACATCATCAAGCCAACGGTAGCCCCCTCAGCCATTACTCAAACCTGCGTGATTGGAGTTAAAGCATGACCGTATTTGTAACCAAAGGCGACTTGCCCCTAACACCAGCACAGCTTGAGAAACGTGCGCAAAAGCACATCAAGCGGGTCTGGTCTGACCAAGCCCGTGAGAAGTCCATCCGCCTAGCTGACGGTGCTTTCGATGCTTTCATGTCTACCTTCTCAGCAGGTCACGATGTGAACCTAGCCAACAACACGTTCAACTGGCAGCTTTCTGAGTATCGCAAGGCTACTACACGGTTGGCTCAATACATCTTGGCTGATGGTCGTGCCGAAGTATGGGAAGACCAGCCGACTGGTGAGTATGACGAGGAGGGCAATGAGGTCATGGAGAGTGTGCTTGTGCAGTCCGCTGTAGAGCCACTTGATGCCACTGTTGAAGTCACGACATATGACTTTGATGGCAATGGAACCACTGAAACTGTTGTCAACCCGCTGATCGTTGCTGACACAGATGAACGTGCTGCGGCTCAGGCTGTGGTTGATGGGACACTTGAAGAGGTGAAGGCTTACTAATGGAAACTATCGACCTCTTTCTGAAATACATTGTTGTCCCAGTCGTCGCATTTGTCTGGATGATCTACACCAAGATCAACAACCACCACACGGAAATCGAGGTGCTAAAGACGCAAGTCGAGGCAACCAAGATTGCACATGATCGAGAGTTTAAGGAGGTTAGGTCTAACTTTGCTCGAGTGTTTGAGAAGCTGGATGGCATCGAGGAGGCATTACGCAAATGAGACAACTCAACGAAATCATCATCCACTGCACAGACACCCGACCCAACTGGTGGTCTACCAAGACCTCCCAAGAGAAGACAGGAGAAGTCCGCCGCTGGCACGTAGAAGACCGCAAGTGGTCAGACTGTGGCTACCACTACCTGATTGACAGAGACGGCACAGTGACCACTGGTCGCCCCCTCGAGAAGGCTGGTGCCCACGTCAAGGGTCACAACACAGGCTCCATCGGGATCTCCCTCTTTGGAGGCCACGGTGGCAGCGCCAGTGATACCTTCTACGACCACTTCACTGACGAGCAGGCGTGGGCCTTGGAAGGCCTGATCATAAGACTGACCAAAGACTACCCGACGATCTCCAAGGTCACTGGACACAACCAGTATGCTGCCAAGGCATGCCCTTGTTTCTCAGTACCAGCGTGGCGGGCAGGGGCTAAGGCCCAACCACTGAAGCCGCTAGTGCCAACCGAAGCATCAAAGGATCGCACTAGCCCCACCCAGTCCACTACAGTCCAAGCCTCAGTGGTTCAGGCGGTAGCTGGTGTCGGTGGTGCTGTGGGGGCCGTACAGGCTCTCTCAGGCACTGCACAGGTTATAGCCATCATTGGGGCTACCCTAGTGGCCCTATTGGCCATGTGGGTCATGAGGGAGCGTCTCAGGTACTGGGCCGAAGGTATCCGCTAATGT